GAATTGGTTTCAAAACAAGATACGGAATGGCGTCAAACCCATTTGTAGGTTCTACACCTGCTAACGGTCTTGCTTCAGTGAAAACTAACTTCTACTACAGAATATTTAAAGTGACTAACATTTTAACATAATCTGTTTAGGTCAAAGACCAAAAAGGGGAGAACTTCGGTTCTCCCTTTTTTTTATATTATTTTGAAAATAAGTGTTGACATTTCTTGTTTCACCATGTATAATACTTGTATTAAGAATGAGAAAGAGAGGTTAAATTCGGAATAAGTTAACGGCGTAAAGTCAAAGGTCGATAGACACTCACCCCCCGCTCGTAGATATAGATAGGTTCGCAACCTTCCGAGGCGGGGGTTTTCTTATAAATATAAATGGTCTCTTAGTTTAATGGTAGAACATGTCACTGTCGATGACGTAGTAGGGGTTCAATTCCCCTAGAGACCGCCAGAATTCACAAGTAGAGAAGAGTCGTAGTTGGTTGGTTGTTGTGAGACTCAGAAAAGATGTTCTAGTTGTTAAAGTCAATTAAGACGTGACATATGGTAGTGAGACTAGAATAAACATCGAACAATGATTGCAAAGAAATTCTTACGCAGTTGGGTTGGGATTTGCAGTAAAACGATACTTGTTATGGTGGATAGGCCGAAACCACCTAGATAAAAAATAGAGTGTAAGAAATCGGGTAATCCCGAGACATTGAACTACTACACAATCAACTGCAAGATTTTATGAAAGATATATTAAAACCAATAATTGATGACCACTTAAATAAGTTTATAAAGGTTAACCTAAAGAAAAACCTTGAAACTAATAGAGGACATTCTTTTACTTATGATGCTTTACCAAAAGAATTTAACACTTATGGTGCATGTTCTAGAGCTTTAGATAGTTCTATAGGTAAACTTTATGAACTTTTAATTGTTGAATTATCAAAAATATATAATGAAAAAACATTTACAAAATATAAAGATAAAACAGTTGACCTTGGCTTTGAAAGAAATGGTATAACAAATATTTTACAAATAAAATTAGGTGGAGATTTAGATAAGGGAAAATCTGAAAAGGAAAAGGAAATATTAGAAGAAACAAAAAAATTATTAGAAGAAGATAATAAAAAAGTTAAAACATATATAGGTATTATTAATAATAAAAATGGTTATTCCCAAGATTTGTTTCAAAATGAAATTTCTAATTGGAAACAACCAAACATTCAAAAGGTGTTTAAAGAAGATGAAATATTAGTGGAGAGAGATTTATTTTATTTTATAACTCAAGATAAAAAAGTTTTTCCTAAGTTTTATGAAATTACCACTGAGATAATTAAACCACACATGGAAATTTATTTAAAAGGAGTAAAGTCTAAGTATGGACTTTGATAAATAATAGTATGGCATATAGTAATAAAGTAGTAGACAGATTTGAGTCTGTATTAAAAGACCCGAAGAAACATGCGGTGGGTAGGTTTGACCCAAACGACCCTAATGTTGCAACTGGACTCGTAGGTGCGCCTGCGTGTGGTGATGTTATGAAACTAGACCTTAAGATGAACGGAGACGTTATAGAAGATGTCAAGTTCAAGACTTATGGTTGTGGTTCTGCAATTGCATCTTCTACCATGTTTGTTGAAATGTTAAAGGGTAAAACTATTGAAGAAGCAAAACAAATAAAAGATAAGGAGATTGCAGACGCATTAGAATTACCACCTATCAAATTACATTGTTCTGTTCTTGCAGAAGAAGGTATTAAAAGGGCAATTGAAAATTGGGAAGAAAAGGTTAAACATAGAAAACACAATCAATCATGGGAAGACCCAAATGGATACGGTTATTGAATTAACAGATGAAGCGATTACAAAAGCTATGGAACGATGTTCTAATGAAAAAAACATTCGTCTGGGTGTCACTGGTGGTGGGTGTGCTGGTTTTGAGTATGTCATTGAGTATGCCGATAATATCAATCCAGACGATAATGTGGTAGACTATGGTAAATTTAAGATTGTTGTAGATAATATAAGTTTACCATTCTTAAATGGTTCTACCTTAGACTTTCAAAGAGAAGGACTTAATGAGTTCTTTAAAATCATAAATCCAAACGAAGTATCTTCATGTGGGTGCGGAGTTTCAGTTCAATTAAAAATATAACTTGACATTTATTGTTCGTATCTGTATAATACGACAATGAGAAAATTTAATCGAAGAATACAGAAACCAAAATCATTCGATAGAAAACCTAAGAAAAAATATACAGGCCCCAAAGATACGGGTCTAACTGTATATGTACGAGAAGGTAATGTAGATAGAGCATTGCGTACTTTTAAAAAGAAAGTAAAGAATGCGAATATCATGCAAGACTTGAAAGATAGAGAGTTCTTTCAGACTCGTAGAGAAAAACGTAGACTATTGAAAGATAAAGCAATTCGTAGACAGAAAAGAGAAAACGAGAATAATAAAGGTTTAGGATTTACTAAACGGGGAAGATTTCAGTAGAAACTCAAAGTCACTAGTCGACTAAAGAGTAATCAGACTAGGGTTAGTCACCGAACACTCGATGTAGAAATGAGAAAGTCTACAAACCTCTCAAAAGGGAAGATAGAAATGTCTTCCCTTTTTTGTAAATTATTATTTGTATAAATAGTTTACACTTGTGACACACAATTGTCACACAAATGACACAATATGAAAACACTAGACAAATTGATGAAAAGTGGTAGATTAGATAAGATATGGTCTGGTATTGATACTGAGTTAAAACCATGGGAATGGAATACTGGTATATTCATGATACCTTCATTATTTCTTTGTAGTATTGTACTACTATCATTAGTATTTTAAAAACATAGGGGGACACGAAGTCCCCCTTGTTTTTGATACAAGATTAAATCTTAACCATGTTTAACACCACGGTAAATACCACCTTGTGATTTTACCTTAGATGCAGACTTGTCAGATTTAATAGCATCATGTTTAATCCCACGATAAATACCCGCAACGGACTTTTTCTTTCTGTCCTTTGCAGTATTTTCGGGAGTTTGTTTGATACCTCTGTAGTACATCGGTTCGCCCTCCAGTTTTCTAATCGATTTCGTACATAGTCTCACGACTACACCCTTCTCATAGCGTTCCTTCGGTAAACTGTCGGTCTCGTTCCCTTCTGGATTTATTGACCCAAAAAGAAGGTACTAGCTTGCCTCACTGGATAGTGAGAGGTTTTCAAGTTTCCTACTTCCGTCCTATATAAAATATAAGATGAACGAAGTCTGAATACTCAGCCTAAGCTATACACCCCCCTTGGCGGCGTATTCAGTATTCAGTATTATTTATACAAATTAAGTTTTTGACTTAATCTGATAAAAAATCCTTTAAATCCGAGTCCACATTGACCGCACGTCTTTTTCTTTTCTTCTTCTCTTCGGTCACGACATCTTTCCAATAACGGTCTACACTCTTAATATCATCTATCTTTTGTCTAAGAGTATCCACTAGGAATTGTCCAGCTTCATCTGATTGTTCTGTTCCACTCTCGTTATCAACTAAATCTTCATACTCAATGTTTGCCATGTATTTTAGTTTGATATCTTGTTGTTTCTTTTCTTTATCTATTCTACGTAAGAATGCATACCAAGCGATTTGTGTAAAGTATGCGAATGCGTTAGGTGTTCCCGTTCTGGTTGCAGTTTCTATATCATAGTTCTTGATTGCTTTCAAACAGTTTTCTACTGCGTCCATAACCATTTCTTCACGATAAGTATATCGAATAAAATTAGATTTGTGTGATAATCCTTCTGCAATTTTTAGAAAACACTCTGCAATGTAATCATCAATCACTGGGATTTTTTTTGACTTTTGTTTTTGTGCTTTTTGTAATCTATTGCAATAATCTACAACCGCAAGAGAAAACTCTTTGTTATTCACATAGTGTGGTTTATCTTGTGGTTTTACTTTTCCTGCCATAATATGTCCATATTTAATTGTTTTGTATTATACTTGATAAAACATATTTAGTCAACAATTAAATTAGTTCTTGACAAAACTTGTTTCATCATATATAATCTTGGCTACATTCCGCCCCCCGCTGAATACTTAATGTAATTTATCCTTATCTGGGTCTAAAATAGGGAAGAATAATAACTTTCCTAATTTTTCTGCGGCCTCTTCGACATCTTCCTTTGTTTTTTCAACTAACCCGTCTACATATTCTTGTATTTTACCTTCACGCATAGCAGCTTCTGCATCTTTCCAACTACGAACTCTATCTTCATAGTTTGCGTTCATATCTAATAATGCTTCTTCCCACTGTAATAATAAATGTTCGGGTGGTTTTGCCATACTGACAACATGATAAGAATTCAATGAGATAACACTACCAAGACTTTCTTGATACACCATAAACGGACGCATCGTATAAAAAGGAAAACCAGTGTGTGATTTTGCGTAAACCATTTTCACTGCCTTTCTAATTACGATTTCTTCTTGACGAGTTGCGTCATCACTGTATGGGTCATTCCATTCAATAACTTCACATATAACTTCGTCTCCTGATGCAAGTTTGAAGTGTCTTACGTCACCTATTCTTTTGTCCATACTATTATTTATACTATTTTAAATTAACGGGTATTATCTTATACGGGAACTGTTCTTTTGCGTATATCTTTATTCTTTCTCCAGAATGACGCAAAGTAAAGTTCTTGTGTCCTTTTACATGTAAATCATCTGCAATATCATAGAGTGTAGTATTACTACCGTCATCTGATTGTCTGAGTCCACGTCCGATAGATTGTAATACTTTTATCTGACTTTTACTCGGACTTGCAAATACAATGTTATGTAAGTTCTTAATATTTATCCCAGTACTAAATGTCCCTAACGATGCGACAATGATTGCATTTTTCTGCGACTCTACAATACCACGTATTTGTTCACGGTCTTTTGCATCTACTTCTCCAGATACATAAAATACTTTTCGGTCTTTGTCTGCACCTTTTCTTATAATATCAAATAACTCTTTACCATGTTTCTCTACATATTGAAACAATACCAGTGTATTACCTTTTAAATCTAATGTTAAGTTCTTAATAAAATTATTTCTTTTTTCATGTCGGACAATGTAATCTACTTCTTCTGCATAAGTCTTACCTTTTAATAAATGACATACATCATTATGATATCGAAGAAGTATAACATTGATATCAAGACCCGCAAGTGTACCACGTACTTGTAAGTCTTTGGTTGCGATTACTTTATGTGTCAGTCCAAACAATCCTTCTAATACTAATTTATTTGTTTCTGTACCGTCCAGTGTACCCGTAGTACCAAAACGATATTCTGCATTCTTACATTTGTTCATTACACCCGTTAATGATTTTGCTTTAAATAAATGCACTTCGTCTCCGAAGACTGCACCGAATTGTTCAAACCAATCAAACTTAAGACGATAGATAGATTGCCATGTAGAGATAATAATTCTTTTATCTGTAATCTTATCCTTTCCAGAATAGATACGGTGTACTTCGTTCTCTACATCAAATCCATATTCATAAAAGTCTTTATATAGTTGTTCTACTAAACTTGTTGTGGGAACAATAATTAACATGTTCTTATCGTGATTATCATAATACCAACGCAATAGATTATAAATGATAAACGACTTACCACTTCCAGTAGGGGAGAGTAATAAACATCTTTTATTTTCTATACCATGTGATATCGCATCGTACTGATAATCTCGTATCTCAAACGGTGCATCTAAACTGTCAAGATATTTGACAAGGGATTTATGTTGAACTTTATTTTTGAGTTCTGGGTGTCCATACTCGTCATTGTCTACAAGTTGTACGGGATACATTCTATCCAATGCAAACTTTTTCAAATGCGGATATAGACCCGTGTTTAGTTCACGAGTCATTTGATTAAATAAACGAATTTTACCGTCCCAGACTTTGCGTTTGAATGCAGGCATATATCGATGGCCTGGAACAAAAAAAGAAAAGTATTCAGATAGTTCTTTGAGTTGGTGACCTTCGCAGTCTACCAACATCATGGAATGGTCTTTTAGACCTACTTGAATAGTGTTTGCGGGACGCATCAAATACCAGTTTCAAACTGCCTCCACTTAATCATATTACTTATAGTTTGATGTCTCCATGTGATATTGTTAACAATTTCTGTTAATGTATCTATACATGTCGTAAGGTATTGGATTTTAAGTTCTGAGTCTTGTATTTCTTTGTCAGTATCATACCAGTTTTCTTTCTGACCTTTTGTTGTGATAACAAGACCGTCATAGGGGTCAGGTTTCCAACCACGAGACTCGATATCTTCTTGTGACATTTTACCTTCATAGTATAACCACTTATCTTTTAATAAGTTCTTTTGTTCAAACTCTGACCTTTTTAATCTGAGTTTCATTGCAGAAAGATAGGACAAATACTTATGATGCAACTCGGGTGTTTTACGAGATGCTTCGTCTAATTGATTTTTAGGTATTTGTGAGTCTTCTTTCCACTCTGATAATATAGTATCTAAGTCAATCATAACCGTATATTATACAGTATCAAACAGATTATGTAAAGTGTTTTTTTAGTATCATACTGCCTTCTTTAAGGGTCTACTCAATTCGTCCCAACTTAATTCATAATCACTATCCCCTTCCGCAAAACCAAGGACACCGAGTTTCTCATATTCTGGTAAAAGGTCATCATGTAATAATCCAATCTTTTTTAAGTTAGGCATTATTCTACTAAACAATAAAGATTGAAATACATTTTCTGCAATTTCTCTCTGGGTATATTCTTCGGTCTCTTTTATATCCATTCCATACATTTCCCAAACTGCGTGTGGTCTTAATCTGTTTCTACTTACTGTACATGCTTCTAATGCAAACTTTGCTCTATCCATTTTTTCTTCTTCGGATAATGTTTGTACAAAGTCAGTAAGATAGTTTATACCAAAAGTCACATGTCTTGCTTCATCTCTAATAATAAGATTTAACATATCTTTAAATACTGGGTCTTCGGTAGTGTCTTTTGCAGTTTGAAAAGCTGCAAGTGCAAGTCCTTCTATTACTACTTGCATACCAATAAATTTTAAATCCCACCTTGAGTCAGTAAGTATCTTATCTAATAATCCTTTTAACGCACGACTTATAGGCCAACTCTTTTGTAATCTTGTTTGTATGTACTTATTAAAACATTCTACATGTCTTGCTTCATCAAATGTCTGAGAGGCCGCATATAGTTTTGCATTGAAAGTAGGGGCGCATGATGCAAGTTGACTCGCAACTAATAACGCACCTTGTTCTCCGTGTAAAAACTGACTAGTAGACCAACTATTTAAATCTTTAAAAAATTCTTCCTTTCGCATTCTATCCCAAGTCTTATATACTGGGTGTCCACTCCATTGACTGTCTTCCCATTGAAACCTTTCTTCTGAAATGTCAAGTATTTCTGGAGTCCAATCAATATCAATCTCCACGTCCCAATTAAGTTGTTTACCTAACTCGTATAGTTTTTTAATACGATTATCTTGTACAGTATAATCCCAGTTATAAGAACCCACTAAAGGTGTGTTAAATATTTCTACGACATCTACGGGGTCTAAATTAACTGGATAATCTCCGTCATACTCTACAGTATCTAAAGGTGTTGTTGTTTTTACTATCTTCATGTTTGTTTAACCACTTCAAAAGTTGAAAATCTAAAAGATGCGGTAAATGTAAGGTAAGTCACATTACCCGTTGTAGTAGTAAACTGTATACCCCCTAATGATACGGGTAGACAATCTCTATATTTAATCTTTTGTGTTGCGTTGTTGTGACTGGATAATATCATCAAAGTAATATCTGCAAAGGTAGGAAACTTAGTGTCCCTTGAGGAAGGGCCAACTTGTGCTTCATTTACTAATCTTTGCAACCAGCTGTACATTTCATTATACCCAGTCATCTCTTCGTCTAGAATAATGTTAAATCCTATTTCACTATGTGTTAGTTTATCGCCAGGCAAAGGAACACCAGTTATTCTTCTAACTGGAAACTCTACTGGATTTGCACTGACACTTGGGTGGTCTACAGATTGACAGAAGTATTCTAAGTTAGGATACTTTGCACGGTCTATTAGTAATTTAAATCCCGTAGGTTGCAAGTAATTCAGATTAGATGTTAGTTCTTGGTCTTCAACTTGCGTAGTAATGTTTGTAGTATTAATAGGCATACTTCTATTTATAAGTTTTTAACGGTTGACATTAGTTGTTTCGATAGGTATAATATGCAAGATAGGAAAATGCTATATACTATAAATGATATTAAATAAACAAGACGCAATCTATTCCGCAACTAAACTTATAGAATATTTCGATGATTTTAATCGTATTGATGATTATTTTCGTGCGAGAAAGATAGAAAGAATTAAAAGTCTACCCACACCTTTATTTGGATTTAGTGATGAAGACGAAATGTTTCAATCATATGACATGCACCCACAAGACATGGAGTTCAAAGTCGCAACTATTCCTA